ACAACACAGATATTGTGACTATCTTGCACTGGAGAGCATCTGACGAAGATGCAGATGGCAACACTGGTTCATCTTATGGCACAGTCGGTGTAACACTTGTAGGTACACCAACACCATACGCAGATATCACAGAGACACAAGCTATTGGATGGGCTAAAGATGCACTTGGTGCAGAGCAGGTGGCATCAATAGAAGCAGGAATAGCTAATCAGATAGATGCAATGGCTAACCCAACAACAGCAAGTGGAGTAACTTGGTAATGACTGAACAAAAAACAAACGTAATCACTATTGATGGTAAAGAGTATAATCAAGAAGATTTATCTCAAGACCAAAACTATTTTATCAATCAGATAAAAGACTTACAAGCCAAAGCCGCTAGTCTAAAGTTTCAATTAGACCAAGTGACTGTGGCTCAAAATGCTTTTACAAACTCATTGATACAATCTGTTAAAGGTGAAGAAGAGACTAAAGAAGAAAAGGCTAGCTAATGTTAGGTGCATCTGCTCTATCTGAATACTCTCTATCGGATCAAAGTATTCTATTAGCAGGTGTATCTGAACAAACAGCTATTTCTTCTGCTATAAGCGTTGGTGTAGGTATACTGTCTGGAGTAACTACTGTAGACAGTAACTTTACCCAATCATCAAATGCTATTTATATAAGTGCTGGTGCAAACTCAGAAGTTAATTTTAACTTTAACGAGTCTTCTGTTGGAACAAGAGTTCAGACAGACTCATCTGATATTGAGTCTGCATTTACAAAAACATCAAATGCTATTATGATAGGATCAGGTGTTGCGACCAAAGATTTAAACTTTACTCAAGGCACATTTGGTGAATTGTTATTTGAAGATGTAAATGCGGGAGTAACTCCAGAAAGTTATGTAACTATTACACCGAGTGGCACAGAGTCTTGGACAGCAGTAAATCCTTCAGGTTCAGAAACTTGGATAGAGATAGAAGTGGAATGAGGTAAAAATGGCAAGTACATACACACTTAACAGTGGATTAGAAAAAATTGGTGCCGGTGAGCAAGCTGGTACATGGGGCAATACCACTAATAATAATTTAGATATTATAGATAGAACCATTAATGGGGTTTTAGATTTATCTGTAAGCGGAAATGTAACCTTAACTGCTAGCGATGGTACATTATCAAATGGACATTATAAAATAGTTATATTAACTGGTACACCTGCTACAGCGTTTGATTTATTAATAGATCCTAATGATCAGCAAAAATGGTATATATTTAAAAATAGCACAGGTCAAACAGCCACAATTAAACAGGGTGGCGGAGCGGGCACTACTGTAACTATAGCTAATGGAACTACAAGAATTGTTTATGCAGATGGTACAGGGTCAAATGCTAATGTGGCTTTGGTGCCAACAGATTTAGTTAATGATACAACACCACAGCTTGGTGGAGATCTTGATACAAATGGCAATTCCATTTTGTTTGGATCTAGCAAATGGGCCATAGAACTAGATACTGGAGATAATGATTTATTATTTAAGTATAATGGCACAACAGTTTTTAAATTAGCATCAAATGGTGCTGTAACATCAGCAGATAATATAACAGCTTTTGGAACCCCATAATGACATTAGCGGCATCAGGTACAATATCAGCTTCAGACTTACGTACTGAATTTGTTGGTGGCAGTGGTGCCGTTGATATGGCTAGTTATTATCGTGGCTCTAATACAAACGTAAGATCTAATGCAGCTAATAACACAGCAACAAACTTAGCTGCTGGTGTTCCTACAAGTGGCGCTATAAGTTTTAGTAATTTTTATTCTCAAGCTAAAGGCTGGAGAAGAACTTTTTCATCTAACAGTTCAAATCAAACTGGCTCAACTATGTTTGGAGATGATTACGCTGTAGATTATCCTAAATATATAGTTATCAATGCTGGTATTACGGTTTATAGCACAGACCCAGCGACCCCTGCCATTAGTTTGCCAACAGGTGGTTCTGGAGATATATCCATAACCAATTCTGGCAATATATATGGGCAAGGCGGGGCATCCGGTTCAGATGGAGGAACAGCATTAAAAGCAGATGTAGCTGCAACTCTTGTAAACAATAGCGGAGCAAATGTTAAAGGTGGCGGTGGTGGTGGTGGAACCGGTGGACTTGGAGGTGTAGGAAGTGCTCCTGTAACCGCTACTTTGTCTGACTTTGTAGATGAAGCAGGCGATCCATATGGAGCTGGAAACGTACCTGCAAATGATAAGCCACCTTTTGTACCTTATAGCCCAAGTGGAACATACCCTAATTCTTTAAATTGGGGAGATAGAAAGTGGGGCGGTATTAATGGTGCCAAACCTCAGTCTGGAGCAGTCAACACATCTTGGGGTTTGTTTACAACTTCTAGTTTATTTAGGGGTCTTTGCTCAAATAAAGGTCCAATGTGGTGTTCTTTTAAAGTTAATCAAAATGCTTCTTACACATTATCAGCTAATGCTTCAAACCCATTTCCAGAAAATAATTATAGAGATAGATATGGTCAACCTCAAATTGACATAAGCACAAGCGACACTACAGCTAGCCAAGGTCAAGGAGGCGACTTATATGGATCTGGCTACACTTGGTCAGAAACAATGAATTTGTCAGCAAATACTAAATATTACCTAACAATGTACATGACAGGCAGTGGTGCTGGTACAGATTTTTTTTATAATGATATAAGTTTCCAAGTATCTCTTTCTGTAAATGTTCCTTCTACAGCAGGGGCTGGTGGTGCAGGTGGTGTTGGTCAAGGGTTTGCTCAATCAGCAGGTAGTGGTTCAGCAGGTTCTAGTGGCGGAACAAATTCAGGCGTTGGGGGTACTGGAGGCTCTGGAGGAGCTTTGGGCCAGTCAGGTAATATTGGTTCGACAGGTTCAAGCGGCTCTGGTACCGCTATATCTTATCCTTCTACGGCACCCGGATCTGGAGGAACGGGATCATCAGGCGGCGCTGCCGGGTATTACATTTTAGGACAAAGTAATGTATTATTAACAAATAATGGAACTGTTTTAGGGAGAATAGGTTAATGACTTATATACCTTTAAAGTTTAAGTCAGGTATAGTTTCAGATATTACTCCTTATAGTAATGAAGGTGGATTTGTAGATTGTGATAAAATAAGATTTAGACTTGGCACACCTGAAAAAATAGGTGGCTGGAATAAGTATTCAACAAATACATTTCAAGGTGCTGCAAGACGTTTACATAACTGGGTTGCTTTAGATGGTTCAGATTTTTTAGGGATTGGTACTCATTTAAAATATTACATAGAAGAGGGTCAAGCTTTTAACGATATAACTCCTATACGAAACACAACAAATGCGGGTGATATAACTTTTTCTGTTACAAATGGATCTACAGAAATAACTGTTTCTGATCCAGCTCATGGAGCAAATGAAAATGATTTTGTTACCTTTTCTGGCGCATCAAGTTTAGGTGGAAATATAACTGCAAATGTTTTGAATCAAGAGTATCAAATAACTTCTTTAATAAGTTCTAACTCTTATACAGTAACATCAAGTATAGCCGCTAACGCTTCTGATACCGGTAATGGCGGAGCTAGTGTTGTAGGCACATATCAGCTAAATACAGGATTAAACACCACTGTAGGAGGCACAGGATGGGGTGCGGGACAATGGAGTGGTACAACTAGTAGTGCACTGTCCACAACATTAAACGAAGCTCTGGACTCCTCAGAAACAGGCGTTGATGTTATTGATGAAACAGGCATGAATACAGAAGGCGATGTTATTCTTGTAGGTAATGAGTTAATGCTTGTGTCAGCAACTGCCGATGATAATACAATTACTGTAACAAGAGGGCATAGCGGAACAACAGCTTCAACGCATGACAATGGCTCTTTAGTAAGATTAGCAAAGGGTAATGTTTTATCTACAGATGACTTTGTGGGATGGGGTAGTGCCGCTTCTATTACTGTTCCGGGTGCCCAAATAAGGCTTTGGTCACATGATAATTTTGGAGAAGACTTGATTATCAATCCAAGAGATGGAGGATTATACTATTGGGATAGATCTTTAGGATTTGCTAATGCGGTTGAGTTAAGTGCCAGTGGGCTTGGAGGAACAAGAGCAAGTGTTCCTCAGATAGCAAAACAAATAATTGTTTCTGATGCAGACAGACATATTATAGCTTTTGGGTGTGATGGCTTAGGAGCGACATCCGCTGCCACACAAGGCAATGGGGTTCAAGATCCTTTATTAATAAGATTTTCATCACAAGAAAATCCTGTTGATTGGTTTCCAACAACCACAAACACAGCTGGTGACTTAAGGCTTGGTGGTGGGTCAACATTTATGCAAGCGGTAGAAACAAAAGAAGAGATACTTGTATTTACAAACAAAAGCGTTCACTCAATGAGATTTATTGGACCTCCATTTACTTTTGGTATTAAAGAGCTTTCTAAAAACATAACAATCATGAGTCCTGCAGCAGCTATAGCTGTTGATGATTCTGTTTACTGGATGGGCGTAGATACGTTTTATGTATACTCAGGTGGTGGCACAAACCAAATACCTTGCTCAGTAAAAGATAAAGTATTTTTAGACTTTAACTTTGAAGAAAAAGACAAGGTTCATGTTGGCGTTAATTCAGAGTTTAGTGAAATAATATGGTTTTATCCAAGTGAAGGAGAAACTGAAGTTGATTCATATATAACATTTAACTATGCAGAAAATGTTTGGTATTTTGGTACATTATCAAGGCAAGCATGGCTAGATAGAGGAATAAGAAACTTGCCTGTGTCTACTGGTGGTCAATACTTATACAACCATGAAACAGGTTATGATGATGATGGATCTGCTATGACTGCTTTTGTTGAATCAGCCCCAATGAAATTTAGCCAAGATCAAGGGTTTTCTTTTTTAAATGAAGTGGTGCCGGATGTTAATTTTAGTGGTTCTACATCTATTAACCCAACAGTAGATTTTACAATTAAATCTCAAAGATACTCAGGATCTGGAATATCGCAAACAGAAACAGGAACCGCACAAAGAACAGCAACAAGCCCAGTTGAGACTTATACTGAAAAACTTGACTTTAGAATTAGGGGTAAAACATTTGCATTAAGACTTGAATCAAGTGGTTTAGGCACAAAATTTAAACTTGGAACACCTCAAATAAACGTAAGACAGGATGGTAAAAGATAATGTTTGTAACAACAATACCACAATATGTTTTAGGAATAACAAATGCAAAAACTGTTTTAACAACAACCGATGCTACAGTTTTGTATACAGCCCCTAGCGGTGCTGACTTTAATAGCTCTGTTATAACTTCAATACTGGCTCATGAGCATAGTAATAACAGTGATACTTTAAGGGTATTTATAACAGATGCATCTTCTAGTGTTTTTGAATTATTTGATAAAACCGTTGCCGGTCATGCGACAGCAGAGTTGTTAACAAGGGACCTAGCTCTTCAAGCTGGTGAATCAATATCAGTTCAAGCTGGAACGGCTAATAGATTTCATATTGTAGCTAGTATACAAGAGTTTGCTATACACAGAACACCACAGAGTGCTTTATAATGACAGCGTTTATGTTAGTTTGTTATTTGAATTTAAAATTAGAAGGTGGCATTTATTTTAAAAATGTAAATGATTGTATTGACTTTAAACAAATATTAAACAATCAAACGATAACAAAAGACAAAGAAGAAGATATTTATCAATGTATGTGCAAGTTAGTTCCAAATATTGATTCAGAGAAAGTGAGGGTATATTAAATGTTAACTGCTTTAATTGGCCCAGTATCTAATTTACTAGGCAAGTTTATAGAAGACAAAGACATGAAAAATAAGTTGGCACATGAAGTGGCAACTATGGCTGAAAACCACGCACAAGAATTAGCCAAGGGTCAGCTTGAGATTAACAAAGCAGAGGCACAGCATAAATCAATCTTTGTTGCAGGCTGGAGACCATTTATAGGTTGGACTTGCGGTATTGCATTGTGTTGGCATTTTGTCCTTGCTCCTATTACAATATTTTTATGTGCATATATTGGTGTATCTATACCAGATTTACCAGCCTTTGACATGGGTAGCTTGATGACTGTATTAATGGGTATGCTTGGACTAGGAGGTTTGAGAACATACGAAAAACAAAAAGGTCTTACTAAATGATGTGGTTTTGGTTATCGTTAAGTAAGTTTTTTAATAAGATAGGCACTTATTTTTATTTAAAGCATGTAAATAGTTTAAGAAAAAGACAAGGGAGAAGATAATGGATATCGATAGATTAAGACAAGAAATAGAATCTGATGAAGGCAATATAGGTGAAATATATTTGGATCACTTAGGATTACCTACATTTGGCATAGGTCATTTAGTTAAAAAAACTGACCCAGAAAATGGCATGCCTGTTGGAACACCTGTAAGCAGAAAGCGTATAAACACTTGTTTTAATGAAGATATACAAGGAACTATAGAAGATTGTGAAAAGCTTTATAAAGATTTTTACAAGCTACCAGAAGAAGTAAAGTTAATTTTATGCAATATGATGTACAATCTGGGCTACACAAGGCTCTCAAAATTTAGTAAACTAAAAACAGCTATAAATAAAGGTGACTGGAAAAAGGCATCTTTGGAAATGACAGATTCTAAATGGTACAAGCAAGTGCCGAACAGAGCCGAGAGATTGGTTAAAAGAATGAAAGCAGTAGGAGCGTAATATGTTACCAGCAATTTTAGGGTTTGCGGCACAGTCTTTAATACCTACAAGTATAATGCCTGCATTTATGGCAGGTGCTTTAGGATCGGGTATTGGATCTTTACTTCAAGGCGGAAGCAGCAAGGACGCTCTTCAAAGTGCGGCTCTTGGCGGCATAGGAAGTTATCTTGGAGGCAAGATTGGTGGTGGTATGTCAGGCACTTCTGATGCATTAGGTCCTATGAATCCTGTAATAAATGAAAATATTGGAGCCAGTTTACCTGCTGGTATGAGTTATGAACAGCTTGTTTCTCAAACTGGTGGTGCTGCAACAGCAGGTTCGCAAGGTATTGGAAGCAAGCTTATGGAAGGTTTAACAAGACCTGAAGCAATAGGAACAGGATTAGCCGCTTCACTTGCGCCAATGCCACAGTACAGACAAGAAGAAGAAGAAGAGAAAGAATATCCTAGAGGTATGCCTATCCCTAACACATCTGTTTTCCCAGAAATGGGTTATGACGCAGGTAAAATGGGTGAATTTAATTACAGGATACCTAAAAATTATGCTGAGGGCGGTGAGCTTGAAATGGAAATGAGTCCTATGGATATGGGTCTTGGTGGCATGACAGAAGACGGAATGAATGACAAAGAGCTAATAAGTAGCGCTATAGATGTCATACAAGGCGAAATAAGCGACCCTGATCAACAAAAGGTTATATTGGGTCAGTTTGTAGCACAGTTTGGTCAAGAGGCCTTACAAGATCTTGTAAAGAGAGTTGAGTCTGGCGATATACCTGCTTCCCCTCAAGAAGGAGATGGTATGATTAAAGGAGCTGGGGATGGTATGTCTGACATGGTTCCCGCAACTATGGAAGGAGAACAGGATGTATTGCTTAGTGATGGTGAGTTTGTTGTTCCTGCTGACGTTGTTAGTGGCATCGGAAACGGGAGTTCTGACGCAGGTGCAAATAAATTAGAAGATATGATGAATAGAGTTAGAGAGCTTAGAACAGGTGGAAGAACACAGCCACCAGCTATACCTGATGAAATGATGTTGCCTGTATGATTTGTACAGCTGTACCACGAGAGGCAGTAGACATAGTATGGGGCGATGTTAGTAATATGCTTAACAAAGCTATTGCAACAAGCGGAGGTAAATATCACATTGATGATATTTATCAACATTTAACCGAAGGTCATTACAATCTTTGGCTATTAATAGATGAAAAGAAAGAAGAGAAAGTGATAGCAGCAATAACCACTAGAATCATACAATACCCTAGCAAAAAGGCTATGGCTATGGATTGGATAGGCGGAACTAGAATGATGGAATGGTTGCCTATTGCTATGGAAAAATTAATAAGTTTTGCAAAAGACTGTAAATGTAGCCACCTAGAAGGTTATGGAAGAAAAGCATGGTCAAAAGTTTTAAAAAAATATAATTGGGAACCTGAATATATAGCTTATAGAATGGAGATAGACAATGGGTAAAGGCGGCGGATCAAGACCATCACAACCAACTGAACAAAATATAGTACAAAGCTCATTACCTAAATACTTTGAGCCATATGCCATTGATATGATGAAAAGGGCTGAGGCAGAGTCTAAGCGTGAGTATATACCTTATGAAGGGCAAAGGCTTGCAGATGAAAATGAAGACACCGCTAAGTCAAGAGAAATAGCAAGATCTGTTGCTTCTAGCGGTATTCCGGGATTTACTCAGGCAACAAGTGGAACTGCGGCAGGAATGAATCGAGCTCTTCAGGGTATGGGCTTTCAATCACAAGACTTTGACACAGCACAAGCTCAAAAATATATGTCACCATATTTACAAAACGTTTTAGATGTTCAAAAAAATCAAGCTATATTAGATTTTCAAAGACAACAGGCAGGTAGAGATGCATCAGCTGTTCAAGCGGGTGCCTTTGGTGGTAGTAGAGGCGCAGTTCAACAAGGTTTAGCTAGTGAGGCTTTACAAAGACAGCTTGGCGATATACAGGCAACAGGTCAGCAAAAAGCATTTGAGCAAGCACAGCAACAGTTTGGCGCTGATAGAGATGCTAGAATGGCTGCTGAAAAAATGGGCTTATCTGCTGCAGAAAGTTTATCTGGTCAGTCAGCGCAACTTGCTGCTCTTGGAGAGAAAGCTAGGGCCGGTGATATAGAATCAGCACAGCTATTAGAAAAAATAGCAAAGGATAGGCAGGCAAGAGAGCAGGCTGGATTAGACTTATCCTATGAGGACTTTGTAAGACAAAGGGATATGCCAAGAGAGGATCTTACATTCTTATCATCTATTCTTCGTGGTGTCCCTGTCCAGCCATCAACGGAAACAACTAAGTTTCAACAATACAACCCTGTAAAAGATTTACTTGGAACAGGTATAGCTGGTTTAGGGTTATATAGGGGGTTAATGGGCTAATGATGAATTTAATTCAAGTTCAAGATGATTTAAAAAACTTCTCTCAAGATCAACTTGTAAACGAAATGCAGAGGCCAAGCGGCAACGCTCCTCAGTTTTTAGTTTTAGCAGAATTAAATAGGAGAAAAAGAGTTAAAGGCGACTTGGAATCAAGACAGGCACAACAACAGCCTACAGTGGCAGAAGAGGTTGTTGCGGCAGCTGGTGTGCCTCAGAATCAAATGATGGGCATGTCAGAAGCTATGGCCCCACAAAGTGCTGCGTCTGATGGAGTTGGCACAAGCGCACCTATGAAGATGGCATCTGGCGGACTTATGCAATTTGGCAATGACATTAGAAACAGCATGAGTCAACAGATAGATCCATATTTAGAAGAAGTGGAAAATGAAGCAGAAGCTAAGTTTAATATTGATTTAGACCAAGGTATGCAAGGTGGTGCAATTCAATTACCCGGCCCAAGAATACCGACATTTCCAAGACCAAGTGATTACAACAGACCATTCCCACAACCATCTATAGGGGTTGGTATAGGAGGAAAAGGTTTAGCTAGACCTTCTATTTTAGAAAGAGGGCCTCAGCCTGCTGTTATGAACCCTATATCATTTAGAAATTCTTCTTTTGCAAGCCCATTAAGAGGATATGCAGAAGGTGGTGTTATAAGGGCAGCTAATGGACTACCAGAAGAAAACAAAAAGTTTGGCGATGATTTTGTTGATTATGTTGCGGGGAGCTTTCCTGCAGCATTAGAAAATCTTGATACATTAGGGGGATATTTAAATCCTTTTAATTACTTTGGATCAGATTCTGATGAAGAAAAACAAACAGAACAAATAGAAGATGTTGAAGGTATTGATCAAGCTTTAAATGAAGCTCCTAAAATGCCAGAGCAAAAACCTGAGCAAAAGTTAAATTTAACTTCTGATGAAGAAAAGCCATTAACTATAGAGCAGGAATTATTAAAAAGACAGGAAGCTTTAGAAAAAGACAGAAACTTTGATAAATATATGGCATTAGCTCAAGTTGGATTAGGAATGTTAGCTTCTGAAAAACCTACATTAGCACAAGCTATAGGTGAAGGTGGACAGGCAGGCTTAACGGCTTATCAAGAAGCAAATAAAAGATATCAAGAAGGATTAAATGATATTTTAAATGCCAGAAGCAAATTACAGCAAGCAAAAATAAAGGCTTCTGGTCAAGGTATTTTAGATAGAAAAGGAGCTTTGTCAGCTTTAAGTTCTTATAATAATGATATATCTGCTGTTAGAAAACAAATTGGAGATATACAGGAAA